TTTCAAATCTATCAACGCTTCCATAACCATTGGTTGTGCTACTGGTGCCACGCTGTGCCACAGTCATCGCACCATTAATAATGAGGTTGCGACCTGTCAGGCCACCCGCATCTGCGCTACCACCTAAATCTGCTAAGTCTCTGGCTCTGCTCATATCTTTATCCTTAAGTTGCGTGTACTAAGAAGCCGCTAAAAAATGATTTAACGTTAACTTGGTCACTTGCAGTCGATGCTTCTTCTGTATTGATAAATACATCAACGTAATCAGTTGAACCATTTAAATGTAGCATCCCACTAGGCAACGGATAATTACCATTATACAATCTGTCACCATCATACTGTAGCTGTATTCTTAAAAGATTATCCGCAGTAGTTAAACCGTTTTTAGAAACATTCAAACTAAGAACACCATTGATGGTACTCATTACCAATCTAATTGCACCGCTAAAAAAGTACCAACCAGCAACTTGTGGTGTATATCTATGATTTGTAGCGTCCCAATACCCACCAGTATCAAACTCAGGCGTAGAATTAAATTGTATTATTGTATTCGTTGAAGCGGATATCGATTGGTCAATATCAGTCGCTGCTACTTGAAACGCTATTTGCTTTGGCTGGATTAGACCGTTGCTGCCAATCGTCATAGCTGTAGTTGTGCCAGTAGCATCTTTGATTGTGCCTACGTTTAGGCCGCCAGTAGCTGTAGCTGCACTGGTAAATGTAACACCGCCATTAAACGTACCACCACTTGCCTTACTTACTGTGTCAGCAAGCTGGAACTTCTCATATATAACAATCTCAACTACCTGCCCAGCAGTCAGCGCAGACAGACCACCTACAGTGTTTGCCGTTGTGGTGTTGTAGTCTGTACCAGCTACAAGTGAAATACCGTTTAGACTTACGTCAATCTCAGCGTTGGCAGCAAAGGACAGGCCAGCTATCTGTGCAGTACCAATAGATGTCTCACCACCTGTAGCTGTGTAATAGTGTCTTGCACGAACAGCCTCGCTGTTAATCTTAGCTACATTGTAAATGTCATACACTACAACTTCTACAATGTCACCGCTAGACAGGGCGGCTAGGCTGCTGATTGTGTTGGCTGTACCTACGCCATAGTCAGTGCCTTGCACAAGCAGGATACCGTTGAGGTATACATCAACATATTCACCGTCAGTGAACTTCAGTGTTTTGCTATTGTCATCTGCGCCAGACAGTGATGTTTCACCGCCAGTAGCAGTGAAGTGATAGCGTTGTCTAACGCCTGAACCTGTTGGTGATTTACCTATGTATGGCATAGCTTTTCCTTATGGTTTAGTAGGCCAATCACTAGCCGCTAGGTCAGGCCAGTTAGCGTGGTCTGGTAAGTCACGCAACGCTTGGCGGTATGCAGTCTGTGCCGCAGTCATTGTATTATCTGATGCACCCCACCAATCTGTTTCATGAAGTAAACGATTGCGTTCACCTCTGTTTTGTTTTTCTGTTGTTAGGTCAGTCATCTACGCATCCTCTGTTCTATATGTTCCAGTGACAAAAACTTCAGAATCGGCTTCGTCTATTGATGTGGTTAGAAACCTACTAGAAGTGTTTCCAGAATTGTAATAAAACCTTATGTAATCGGTATTATTTCTCACTAAGGGTTTTAAGGAATAGGATGCTGTAAAACTTATATTATCAAAAAAACTTACACTGCCAGACCACTGTTCAGAAGCACCGTTAGAACTTGCTGAAGTGAAGGGTAAACCGACTAGACGAACGCTCTGTCCAGTAGCACCACCGTTTGTATATGTCCAAGTAGTAGGCGATTTAATATGAATTTGATAAAACACTAAATCACCAATTCTTATATAAACCCCATGTTGTACTTGGTATGTGCCTGTGGTTATTGATGCTGTTACATCTGTTGCATCATCAGATGACCAAACAGGAACAAAAGTGCCAGTGCGGTAAAAATTGCCTGTGCCACTACCTACGCCCTCAACAATGCTAGGATATAAATCTGCGGTTTCTCTTGCTTCACTCATCTATCTACCCTCACGGCTGTTGGGGATTTACCTATGTATGCCATTATGGTTTCTCCGGCCAGACTACATCATCTAGGCTACTATATGTGTTCGTGATATCACGAAGGGCTTGGCGGTAGGTAATCTGAGCCGAAGTCATTGTCGGCGTATCAGACATATCCCACCAGTCAGTCTCTGCAATTAAACGGTTACGCTCTGTGCGTAATTCGTCCAGCTTATAAGCCGCCAGCAACTCAGCTTCTTTGGTTGTTACCGCAGAGGCATCCAAAGATACAATGTTGCCATCGGCATCCCTAGCAACAGCGTCAGGCCCATCGCCAATGATTGAAGATACATTGCTGTAGAGAGCGTAAATTGCTTCGTGTTGCATTGGTTATGCCTCTATTTCTGTAAGAATTATCGTACTAGACCCACGGTAATAACCTGAAATATTGTCATCTGTAGACGACGAATTGATAAAGGTCGTTCCTGACTCATGCCGTGCTTGGATGCCGTAGGTTACAGTTGTGTCTGTCCCAGTTTTGTCTAAGTAACTAAATGCTACAGGTTTTGGGCGATTGTACTGATGGTCGATAATTAGCATGATACCACTTTGCCTATTGCCAACATTAGTAGCATCTGCCAAAGCAGAACTATTACGTCTTAATCGGATGCCACGCCTAGTATTAGTTGTATTAGCGTCCCACGCACCTATAGAAATCTGGATAAGGACATAATTTGCCGCATCAGACTTGGTAATAGAACAGTTATCTAAACCAGTAATATCCGTCCAAGTTGCATTAGTACTAAAACTGAATTGGTCGGTTAATTCAAAAGACTTTACCTGCAACACCTTACCGCCACCAGCCCCTGTTACAGTGCCAGTAAACGTATAGTCATCTGTTAAATCAATGCTGTCTGCATCTAATTTTGAAAGTGCCATTAAGCTATCCTCACGATAGATAGAAAAGTCGGTCTGGCAGTTGCACCAAAAGTAATCGTACTATTTATTAGGTTTTCAACCTCATGGTTCATGTTATAATTTGCTCCTGCCATATTTGCGTAACCATAAAGATGCACTTTGGTTGTTGCGGTGGTAGACTTATAAATAAAAGTTCCGCTAAGTGTTATTGAACCAACTTCATTGTTTGAGTCAGTCATTAAATGTGCGCCGCTACCGTTTACATCAGCAAATGTTGTGCCGTCCGTTGCAATGCGTACCACTGCACCAGCGTCTTGCATTGTTTCTGTAGTTACAGCCGTTGATTTAAAACCTATTGAATAAGAAATTAAATAAACACCATCACTGCTATCAAGAAGATAAGCATCATTTGCACTGTCGAAATTGGATTTGGTGTCGTACTTTACAGTACCGCTACCACCAAAATCGACAATATGTGCAGTATCATCACCAAGTCCACTTTGGTTAGTTGTTAAATCAACGTGGAAGTATTCTTTGCCAGTAGGTTTAAAATCACCTGTAGTTGAAACATCGCCAGTAAACGTACCTGTTGTAGCAGATAAAGCACTGCTAAACGTACCTGTTGTGGCTGTAACTCCACTGCTAAACGTACCAGTACTTGCTTCAAGCGCACTACCAGAGGGATGACTTACTGTACCTATAGACTTACCTTGAAACACAACGTAGAAATCATCAGTAGATGCAATGCTTCCTGTCATAGTTAGACCAGTAGAGCCAGTGATGTTATATGCTACACCCGGTTCTTGACGAACATTATTTACAAATACTTCGATATCCTGTGCGCTACCTACTGGACTATCAAGAGTAAAAGTTGTACCACTTTCACCTGTTAAATCTTGATATGTAAGAGAAGCAAACTGTGTAGCAGGTGTGTTACCAATATATGGCATTAAGTTATCTCCATAATGCTCAAAGTTGTATCAGCACTATTGGCTGTATCTGAGATGACACTAATAGTGTGCGTAGCTTCCATGATAATCTTATTACCTGCCATGTATTCAAATGATGATGAAGCAGGAATAGGAATATCTTTTGCTAAGAACACAGTAGCACCAGCAGCCAGTTTAATATCTACAAGTATCTGACTGCTGGATGTATTAGCGATTGTTAGGCCAATAACAACAGTAGTAGTAGACGCTGGCGCAGTATACACGTTCATAGCTGCGTTAGCACCAGTGCTAGAGCCATCAAACGTCTTTACTTTAAAAGTATTAGCCATTGTTTACTCCTTACGCTGTGTCGTCAATTAAAGCAGCGACAATGCAAGTAACTTCCGCTGTGTCTGAAATAGCTTCAACATTTTGTACAAGCGTCAAGTTAGGGCTAATCGCAATAGAATGACCAGCAGCTAGTTTAATTTCTGTTGCTGCTTTTGTTGCTGCACCATTCAAAGAAAGATAAATAGCATTGTTTGCATCTGTATTTTTAACAAACAAAAATTTAACTGTGTCTGCTGCAGCATCAATAGCAGTCATACCAGTACCAGTATTTACACCATCATAATCAATGTAATTACCTGCAATTAAGTCTGCAGTCGTTGTTTGTACGTCAGTCTTTTTGTAATACCATTTATCGTTAGCGTCTGCTGGTGTAACAGTCATGCTACCAGAAATTACGCTTGCAATTTCATCAGGCAATACCGTTGCCTGTACGGTTACTGAGGCATCGTTTGCCATTTGTTAGTCTCCTTCAATTGAGGCTTATAACACTATAATTATACCACAATTATAATGTTTTGTCAAGCACTTTTTTATCCAAGTGCTATTGCTAATGCGGTGGGGTCGTCTGTGGAAAACCC